TTAGGAGTTTATTATGGCTTATCCAACTGTTGCAGCTCCATATGGCTTAGTCCCAGTTAATTTAATTGGTGGCCAAGTATATGCTGGCTCTACAAGGCAGATGAAGATTGCTTCAGGTTATAATACCAATATATTTAACGGTGATATCGTAACTCGATTAGCCGATGGTACTATAGCTAAAGAAGCAGGCACTACTACAACTGCTGTTACGGGTGTAATTGGTGTTTTTGTAGGTTGTACTTACACTGACCCAGCTACAAACCAAAAAATATTCAAGCAATACTACCCTGCTGATACTGTCGCTTCTGACATTCAGGCTTATGTAGTTGATGATCCAGATGCTTTATTTAAAGTAGCTGTTGTATCTGGAACTACTGTAGTTGCAGGTATCGCTTACGGTTCTATCGGAAGTAATGCAGCGTTAGTACAAAATGCAGGTAATACACAAAATGGTAACTCTAAAGTAGCTGTTCTTAGCTCTAGTGTTGCTGTAACAAAAACTTTACCAATGAGAATTGTTGATGTAGTTGAAGAAACTACTGATACCTCTGGTAACTACACAGAAGTAATTGTTAAGTTTAATGCACCTTATGAGGATAGTAATATCACTAAGGGTGGTCATGCTTACAAACTTGCTACTGGTTTATAATAAGGAGTATAAATAATGGCTATATCACGCGCACAATTATTAAAGGAACTCCTACCAGGGTTAAATGCCTTATTTGGTTTGGAGTATCAAAAATACGGTGAAGAGCATAAAGAAATCTTTGACCAAGAGTCTTCAGAAAGAAGTTTCGAGGAAGAAGTAAAGCTCTCAGGTTTCAGTGCAGCCCCAGTTAAAGACGAAGGTGCAGCAATATCTTATGACAATGCTCAAGAAGCATGGTCTGCTAGATACAACCATGAGACAATTGCTCTTGGATTTTCAATTACAGAAGAAGCTATGGAAGACAATCTGTATGACAGCTTATCAAGCAGATACACTAAAGCTCTTGCTAGAGCAATGGCGTATACAAAGCAAGTTAAAGCTGCTGCAGTTCTTAACAATGGTTTCAATAGTAGCTACGCTGGTGGTGATGGTGTTGAGTTATTCTCTACAGCTCACCCACTTGTTTCTGGTGGTACAAACTCAAACGAGCCTTCAGTTAATGTTGACTTAAATGAGACTTCACTAGAAGCTGCTATCATTCAGATTGCTGGATGGACAGATGAGAGAGGTTTATTGATCGCATCTAGACCGCTTAAGATGGTTGTTCCACCTGCTCTACAGTTTGTTGCTACAAGACTCTTAGAGACTGAGCTTAGAACTGCTACAGCAGATAACGACATCAACGCTGTTAGATCAATGGGCGCTATTCCTCAAGGTTACACTGTGAATCACTTCTTAACAGATACTGATGCATGGTTCTTGAAGACTGATGTTCCTAACGGTATGAAGCATTTTGTTAGAACTCCAATGCAAACAAGCATGGACGGAGACTTCGACACAGGTAATGCTAGATACAAAGCTCGTGAAAGATACAGCTTCGGCTGGTCTGACCCATTAGGTATGTGGGGTTCACAAGGAGCATAATAGCAAAAAGAATAAACCTCCCCCTCCTAGGTTTTCCCCCGCTTTTGCGGGGGTTTTTATTTGTATTTTAGAAAATTTTATGTTTTAATACTTACTGAAGGCTTTATGTTTTTACAAGTCCGCTTTTGTGTTTTTCATGGAGTTTTCGTCTGGGGCTATTAACCTAGCCCCTGCATTTGTTGGAGGGAAAAGTTCTAGGATAAATAATCTTTACTAACTGACCTAGCAGACGTTGCAGAGATAGTAAAGAGAGACCTTCTGCAAAAGGAAATAAAATGGCAAACACTACTTTTTCAGGGCCAGTTAAAGCTGGAACAATTAAAGATACTACAGGTTCTACTGTAGGAACAGACGTAGCAAACGTAGGTTCAGTCGTAATGACACAAGCAGCTAACGTTGTTTTTGGTGATGATGGTACAACTACTACAATCGCTACTTTACCTGCAAACTCACAGATTATAGAAATATACGTTGATGTTACTACTGCATTTGATGCAGGTACTACTAACACTTTAGACTTAGGTGATGGCTCAACAGCAGATCAATTTGCTGATGCGTTAGCTCTTGGTTCAGTTGCTAGAGTATTAGCAACTTCTGATGTTTCTCAAATTACTAACTTAATTGACATTGGAGCTTCAGACGTACAAGTTGTAGCTACTTATAACCAGACAGGAACTGCTGCTACAGCAGGTGCTGCTACTGTTACTGTAGTTTACGTACAGAACAATAACTTATCGTAAGGAGTGACTCATGGCAATGTCTGATGTAATTGCTGTTACTAGGACTACCGATGGGACATTCGTGAGTGGACGAACCAGGGTTAAGCAGTTAGTAGTACATACTTCTGCATCTGGTTCCCCTCAAGTTGTTTTAAAAGACGGTGGCGCTAGTGGCACAGAAAAATTAAACCTTACATACACTACAGGCGACATACATTCGTTAAATATTCCTGAAAATGGGATACTGTTTGAAACAGATGTATATTTAGATTTAACTGCCTGTGATGGTGTAACGATCTTCCACGGGTAGAGATATGGCTGTTGTTTCTTCTATTTCACGAGTAAGAACTTCAGAACCCTTTGAGCTACAAGTTGCTAGAGGGCAGATATCTTATCATGAAACTATTTTTAAGTTCGGTTACAATTCTGCTGTTGGTAATACTAAAGAAACTATTTGGGAACAAGGTGGGTTGTATGCTTATCCACCCTCTGCTTCAGTAATGACGGTATCTAGTAGTAATGTAAATGACACTTCTGCTGGTACAGGTGCAAGGACTGTAGAAATATTTGGTTTGGATGCAGACTATAATGAGATTAATGAAATAGTTACTCTAAATGGTCAAACTGCTGTAAATACAACAAAATCATATATAAGAATTAATCGTGCTCTTGTTCGTAGTGCAGGTAGTGGTGGTGCAAATGCAGGTGTACTCTACGCAGGTACAGGCACAGTTACTTCAGGTGTTCCAGCTAATATTTACCTTACCATAAATGGCGACGGTGATAACCAAACATTGATGGCTCTTTGGACAGTCCCCGCAGGGTACACAGCTTTTCTTACAAAGATGTCTTTATCTACAGGAACTTCAACAAACACTCCCGCTGTTCTAAACGCTAGTCTCGTTGCTAGACCTTTTGAAGAAGTTTTTCAGATAAAAGAAAGATTTACTTTAACAGATGGTGCGCATGAACAGTTTTATACTTTTCCATTAAGATTTACAGAAAAAACAGATTTAGAAATGAGAGCGTTTTCATCTTCTGGGTCGGTTAGTTTTAATGTGTCTGCGTCAATGGAATTTGTTTATATAAAGAATGATTCTCAGAGTTAATTATGGCAGCTAAACGATTAAATAAAAAGAAGATGCCTTGTAATAAACCAAGACGTACTCCAAGCCATCCAAAGAAATCTCATGTTGTAAAAGCATGTGAAGGTGGTAAAGAGAAAATTATTCGTTTTGGGCAACAAGGTAAGAAAGTTGGGACGCTATCAGGCACTGCAGGTAAACGTAAAAAAGGTGAATCTGCACGTATGAAAGCAAAACGTAAATCCTTTAAGGCAAGACATGCTAAGAATATTAAGCGAGGTAAGATGTCAGCAGCTTATTGGGCAGACAAAGTCAAATGGTAGGATAGGATATGGATGACTTAAAAACAATGGCTGATGGATCAGCAGTAACACTAGGATTAGGAACTTTTATGAATTATGTAAATCTCCCGTTAATTATTCAGTTATTGACAATAGCATGGTTAATCTTAAGAATATGGGAATCTGCTACTGTACGTAGTTGGTTTAAAAAAGATACAGGTGAAGATTTCGTAATGGGTGATGTACCTAATACAGAAGATGCAGTGGTAACACAAACAAAGAAAAGACGTAACACTAGACAAACTAAGAAAGGAAATACAAATGCCAGGAAATAAACTTCCCCCAGGGCTTAAAGCATTAAAAGGTAAAAGGCCCGATGTAGTAGCAAAAATGTTAAATAAATCAGTAGAAGAGGTAAAAGAAATGATGAAAGGTGGTAAAGTCAAAATGGCGTACGGCGGTAAAGTCAAGATGATGGGTGGCGGCTATATGGATGATAAGAAAAAGAAAATGGCGTACGGCGGTAAAGTTAAAATGCAAAATGGTGGAAAAACTAGTGTTGCCATGAAGAAAAAAAGCAAAAAGTGTCCAATTAACGGTATGGCCAAACAAGGTAAAACTAGAGGCGTTACTGTAGTTGCGTAATGGCAAGACTTAAATTAACTACTGCTGTTCACGAACCTATCATAAAAAAGACATCTCAGAGTTGTCGTAATCCAAAGATGGGGTCAATGAATAAAAGCAAAAAGCGTAGTTTTAAAAGATACAGAGGACAAGGTAGATAGCTATGATGAAATGTCGAGGTATGGGTAAAACCAGAAAGATGAAAAGGATGAGTAGTGGTGGTAAGGCGGGAACTAAAAAAGATGCTTGTTATCGTAAAGTAAAAGCTAGCTACAAAGTCTTTCCTAGCGCATACGCATCAGGTGCAATAGCGAAATGTAGAAAGAAAAAAGGTAAGTAGTGGCAGTTAGAAAGACCAAAAAAGGTCTAGCCCTAAAACGATGGTTTAAAGAAGAGTGGAAAGATGTAAGAACTGGTAAAGCCTGTGGTAGGAAAAAAGGTGAGAAACGTGGTACTCCTTATTGCAGGCCTAGTAAAAGAGTGTCTAGTAAGACTCCAAAAACATCTGGGGAGATGACAGCCGCTGAAAAGAAATCAAGAATAGCACAGAAGAAAAGACTAGGACAACCAGCAGGCCGTCCACGTAGAGTTGCCTCATTGAGAAGAAGGAAAAAGAAAACATAATGGAAAAGGAGAAGTCATGGCAAAAGGTATGCCGCATTATTTTAGAGATGGGCGAGAACATAAAGGAGGAATGCATAAGATGCCTGGTGGTAAATTACATTCAGGCAAAACACACGGTAAGACTAGCAAAAGGTTATATCACTTCAAAGAGCTTCCTAAAACTGTTCAAGAAAAAATTAGAAAGCGGAAAAAGGAAAGTTAAATACGTCTGTTGTAAAGTTAGGGAGGATAAAACAGATACATCATGCAAGTGCGAGGAAAAGAAAAAGTAATCTGTAGTAAATGTGGAGAGTCTAAAGAGTTAAAAGATTATCCATATCGTAAGGAGACAAATAAGTATCGTCCATATTGTAAAGAGTGTAAGAACAAGGAAAATAGGGAATGGTATCAGAAAGGCAGCAACGCAGAGAAAACTAAGGCTCAAGTGCGTAAGTACAAAAGAAATAACAAAGATAGAGTCCGTTGCTCTAAGCATAAAATTGATCTAGATACTCTTCATAATATGTTGGATAAACAACAGTATACGTGTAAAATATGTGGTATAAAAGGAACTATAGAAACTTTATTTATAGACCATGACCACAACACAGGTAAAGTAAGAGGTTTACTCTGTCACTACTGTAACACAGGGTTAGGTTTTTTTAAAGATAGTACAAGCAGTTTAAAAAGTGCGATTAAATATTTAAAGGCAAATTATGGCAACTAGTGGAACAGCAACATTCAATCCAGAAATAGTCGAGATTGTAGAAGAAGCATATGAGAGATGTGGACTAGAATTACGTAGTGGATATGATTTAAAAACAGCAAGACGTAGTTTAGATATTATGGCTGCTGAGTGGTCTAATAAAGGGATTAATTTATGGACAGTTGAATCTGGGACATTGTCTTTAACTACAGGCACAGCTACTTATACTTTACCAGCAGATACAATTGATTTATTAGAAACAGTAATTAGAACTGGAAGTGGTTCCAACCAACAAGATTTATCTATTAACCGAATTTCAGTTTCAACCTATGCAACCATACCAAACAAAAACAACCAAGGGAGACCAATACAAATCTATGTCGACAGGCAAGCCACACCAAAAGTTAGCGTCTGGCCAACACCAGACTCATCCACAACCTATACGTTGGCTTATTGGAGGCTTAGAAGAATTGAAGATGCAGGTCGTGCTGGTAGTAATACTTATGATGTGCCTTCACGTTTCATTCCTTGTCTTGTTGCTGGACTTGCTTATCATATCGCCACTAAGCGCCCTGAAGTTGGACTTGACAGGGTTACGTTCCTTAAAGCAGCGTATGATGAACAGTTTACTCTCGCTGCAGATGAAGATAGAGACAAGTCATCAATCCAGTTCGCACCGAACATTACCTCATAAGGAGATTACTATGAAAGATAAAACAACATACCAACAACCAAAACCATGTCCAGTTCCAGACTTTGCAGGATACCCAGATAAGGTCGCTAATACACAGACTAATAAAATGAAGGGTTCAGGCGCTGCAACTAAAGGGACAGGGTTTTCTAAAAGAACTGCTTAATGACTCAGTTTGCTAGTGGGAAACTCGCATTTGGGTTTTGCGATATTTGTGGTTTTAGGTATAATTTAAATGAGTTAAAAGAATTAACGAAACGAAATAAGTTAGTTAATATCAGGGCTTGTCCTGAGTGTTGGAATCCAGACCAACCACAAAACGATTTGGGTAGCTTTCCTGTTGATGACCCACAGGCACTTAGAGACCCAAGACCTACTGG